CTCATGCGCAACTAAAATTTCCATTTTTGATTTTTTATCAAAGGAAGGTAGCCGATGGCCAGCGGTGGATTTCGTGCTGGGGCAGGGCGCCCGAAAGGCGCGAAGTCCCCTAAGGCGCAGCCGGTAAGGGTGGCGCCAGACATCAAGAAGGCGGCTCGCCAGTCTGGCATGTCGCCACTCGATTACATGCTTACCGTCATGAATAGCGATGATGTTGACTGCGAGCGCAGGGATCGCATGGCGATCGCCGCGGCACCATACGTTCACGCAAAGGCGGCCGAAGCTGTTGGCGGCAAGAAGGAGCAGGCGCAGGCCGAGGCAGAGCGCCTTGCGGTTGACGGCAAGTTTGCCGTTCCGGCGCCGCCGAAGAGGTAGGAATGGAATGGACAACTGCTTGCCCCGATTGGGAGGATAAAATCAGGGCGCGCCAGTCGCTCCTCCCTCCTCCACTCTACCCGGACGAGGCTGCGGAGGCGCTGGTCACATTCAAGTCACTTAGGATTGTTGACGCGCCAGGACAGCCAACATTTGGTGAAGCGTGCGAACAGTGGGTATTTGACTTCGTCTCATCTATTTTTGGCGCCTATGACGCAGAGACAGGGCAGCGTCTTATACGGGAATTCTTCCTGCTGATTAGCAAGAAGAACTCAAAGTCTACGCTAGCTGCCGGGATCATGGTCACGGCCCTTGTCCGCAATTGGCGTCAGTCTGCGGAGTTGCTTATCTTGGCTCCAACCAAGGAAGTGGCTGACAACGCATACAAGCCTGCGTCTGATATGATCCGCGCCGACGATGAGTTGACGAAGGTGCTGCACCCGCAGGACCACTACAGGCTAATCACTCATAAGACGACAAAAGCCACACTCAAGGTAGTGGCGGCTGACAGCGACACGGTATCCGGCAAGAAGGCTTCATTCGTTCTCGTCGACGAGCTTTGGCTTTTCGGCAAGAAGGACAAGGCTGACGCAATGCTGCGTGAGGCTACAGGCGGCCTTGTATCCCGTCCTGAAGGTTTTGTTATCTACCTGTCGACGCAGTCCGATGAGCCGCCGGCCGGCGTGTTTAAAGCAAAGCTGAATTATTATCGCGATGTTCGCGACGGTAACATCCCAGACAATAAAAGCCTTGGGATGCTCTATGAATTCCCACGCTCCATGATCGAGCGCGAAGAGTACCTAGATCCGAAGAACTTTTACATCACTAATCCGAATATTGGAAAGTCAGTCAGTCAAGAGTGGATTGCTGACGAGTTGCAGAAAGTCCTATCGGGGGAAGGCGACTCTAAGCAGACGTTTCTCTCAAAGCATCTGAACGTTGAGATCGGCCTAAACCTTCGGTCTGACCGATGGGCTGGCGCAGACTACTGGCCGGGAGCCTCCAAAGAGATGTCTTTGGAAGACTTGCTGCGGCGCTCGGAAGTCGCGACAGTCGGAATAGACGGAGGTGGTCTTGACGACTTGTTCGGCCTTGCCGTGATGGGGCGCGAGAAGGGCACGCGGGATTGGCTATGCTGGTCGCGCGCATGGGCTCATGACGACGTTCTGACACGCCGCAAGGACATTGCTTCGGTGTTGCAGGATTTTGAGCGTGATGGTGATCTATCAATTTGTTCAGACCCAATGCAGATGTTGCGCGATGCGGCAGAGATTGTTGTCAAGGTAAAGGCCAGCGGGCTTCTGCCAGACGCATACGGCATTGGCCTTGATCCTATGGGGATTGGCGCTCTTGTCGACGAGTTGGCGGCGCGCGATATCGAAGGCGACGTATTGACAGCCATCCGACAGGGCTCCGCCTTGTCGCCCGCCTCATGGGGGCTGGAGATCAAGCTAAAGAATAGGACGTTCTGGCACCACGGATCGCCGATGATGAATTGGTGCGTCGGAAACGCCAAGACGGAAGTCCGCGGCGGCGCTGTCCTGATCACAAAGCAAACAGCAGGTCGCGCGAAAATTGACCCATTGGTCGCAGTTTTCAATGCCGTGATGCTGATGAACCGCAACCCAGAAGCGTCATATGGCGAATCCGTCTACGCCACGCGCGGCTTCATCGAGCTTTAAGGAAATGAGTTATGACCAGAAAAACATTGACGGTCCTTGCTCGTGACCTAGCGGGCATCGCTGCCGTCGGATCCATCTCGTATGGCGCATGGCTAATTTTTGCGCCTGCCGGCTTCATTGCCGGCGGGCTGCTTGTTCTTGTCGGCATCATTGCCGCGGCGCGCGGTGGTGATTGATGGCAGGGATATTCGGAGCAATCGCGCGTCCTCGCGCTGAGATTTCAAGCCTGACCATGGAGGAGTGGGCGAGGCTGCAGGGTGGCGGCACGGAGGCCATGACTGGCGTTTACGTGTCGCCGGATACAGCGCTTCATTACTCTACCGTCCTGATTTGCGTTCGCGTGCTGGCGGAAAGCGTGGCCAGCCTACCGTGCATTCTGTATAAGAAGCGCGCGGATGGGGGCAAGGATAGAGCCACTGACCACCCGCTTTACAAAGTTCTTCACGATCAGGCTAACGCATGGAATACCGCCTTCGAATACGTCGAGGGGACCATGTCCAACTTGGCGCTTCGTGGCAATGGCTATGCCTATGTCGAGCGAAATAGACAGGGCCAAACGATCGGCCTCGTGCCGCTTAATCCTGACGGCGTGACAATCACGCAGGCATTCGACTGGTCGCCAAAGTACGAAGCGACGATGCCTGACAACACGCGGGCGAAGCTGTCTAACAAGGACATGCACCACATCCGCGGCCCGCTGCCGAAGGGTTATGTGGGGAGATCGATGATCGACATGCAGCGCGAGGCCATCGGCCTTGGCATGGCTGCGGAGCACTTCTCTGCGCATCTATATCGGAACGGCGTGAAGCCGTCAGGCGTGTTGCAACATCCAAGCAAGATCGGTAGCGATGCGACGGAAAACCTGCGTAAGCAGTTTGCTGATAAATATTCAGGCGTAACAAACGGCGGCAAGCCGTTGCTGCTTGAAGAGGGAATGACGTGGACGCCGATTTCCATCACGCCAAAGGATGCCGAGTTCATCGCCAGCCGCAAGTTTCAGAGATCTGAAATTGCGGGCATCTTCAGAGTTCCGCCGCATCTTGTCGGTGACTTGGAGCGCGCGACGTTCAGCAATATCGAGCACCAGTCACTTGAGTTCATCATCCATAACATTCGACCTTGGCTTGTGCGATGGGAGCAGTCTATCAATCGTGACTTGCTTACAGAGCAGGACCGCGCGAACGGATACTTTGCCGAGTTCCTGATGGACGCATTCCTCCGCGGCGATACAGCGACAAGGTATGCGGCGCACGCAACTGCCATTCAGAATAAGTTCATGACCAGAAACGAAGTACGCGTCAAGGAAAACATGAACCCAGTTGAAGGCGGTGACGTGTTTGAAAACCCGGCCATCCAGGTAAACGAGCCAGCGGCAAACGACAATGTGCCGCCCGACAATACCGCAACGGCGGCATAGGGACACCAAGACAAATGGACAAAATTGACGTTGGTGCGCCGCTTTCGGGCGAGCGCCGCGAACGATTTTTTGCGCGCGCCGTAGGTACTCGGTTTGAGGCCAAGAAGGACGACGCAGGCACCACAATCGATCTGTATGACGAGATCGGATATTGGGGAACCAATGCGCGTGGCTTCCGAGCCAAGCTGAAGGAAGCCTCCGGCGACATCACGCTGCGCATCAACAGCCCTGGTGGGGACGTTTTCGACGGCATCGCCATCTACAACGATCTTCTTGCCTACGACGGCAAAGTAAAGGTCGAGGTTGTTGGCTTGGCCGCGTCCATCGCGTCCATCATTGCCATGGCTGGCGACGAGATCACCATCGCAGAGAACGCCATGTTCATGGTGCACAATGCGTGGACGATCGGAGTCGGCAACCGGCACGATTTCGCGGACGTCGCCACAGTGCTCGGCAAGATCGACGACGCGCTGGCTCGCACTTATGCGGCCCGCACGACCACGGGCATTAGGTCCATCAAGCAGATGATGGACGACGAGACGTGGCTTACCGCGAAGGAGGCCGTCGAGGCGGGCTTCGCTACCGCCATCGGGACCAAGCAGGAGCCAAAGGCTCGCTTTGACCTATCCGTATTTGCCGCCGTCCCTGAGGCGCTGAAATGGCGCGATGAAGACTGCGACCAAGCCCCAACGAAACGAGATCTGGAGCGCGCACTCACGCAGGACGCTGGGTGGTCACGATCCAAGGCGCGCGCTGCTTTGCGCACCGTAGAACCAACCGACGAACCGACCACGCAGGACGCTGGCGACAAAGTCGATTTCACAGCACTTGCCGAGGCCGTTCGTGCCGTATCGGCTACCATAAGGAACGCAAAATGACCATCACCGCACAGGTCGCCGAACAGATCACGGCAGACATCAAGAAGTTTGGCGACGACGTTAAGGCGCTGAACGACAACACGCAGCGCGAACTCAAGGCCATGCGCGACGAGATCGACGCAGCCGGCAAGAAGATCGACCCGCTCGTCGCAGAAAAGCTAGACAAGTATGCCGCATCCGTCGAGACCAAGCACCTCGCGCTCGAGAAGGGCCTGCAGGCCGTCAACGACAACGTTGAGAAGGTCGAAGCAGTCCTGAAGCGCCCTGGCGTTGCCGCTGGCTGGGCCGGCGACGAAGCCGCCAAGGATGCGAAGGCCGCATTCGACTTCGCTAAGGCAAAGCTGGCCAACGCCGGCAAGCTTGGCGTCAACACCAAGATTGATGCTGACGAGGCCGCTTACGCCGCTTACGCAGAAGCGTTCGCCCCGTACATGCGCGCCCGTAACGACGCTGCAATGGGCACTCAGTTCCAGGCTGCCATGCAGACCGGCTCGGATCCGGATGGCGGCTACCTTGTTCCGTCGACCATGTCATCGCGCATGATCAAGAAGATCTACGAGACTTCGAACCTGCGCGCGCTGGCAACCGTCGAAACCATCGGCGGCAAGGAACTCGAGATTCCGCGCGATGAGGGCGAGTTCGGCTACGGCGGTTGGGTCGGCGAGACCACCGCGCCGTCTGAAACCACGACTTCGCAGCTTGGCGTCTCCAAGATCTTCGCTCACGAGATGTTCGCAGAGCCCCGCGTTACCCAGAACATGCTGGAAGACGCTGGCCTGGATATCGAAGCGTGGGTCGCCAACAAGGTCGGCGAAAAGCTCGGCCGCATCGAGGCTACTGCGTTCTTCACCGGCACTGGCGTCAACCAGCCGCGCGGTCTTCTGACTTACGGCAACGGCACGACCAACGGCACGATTGAACAGGTCATCTCCGGCGGCGCCACGAGCGTTACCGCTGACGCGATCTACAATCTCGTTTTCCAGCTCAAGGACTACTACACGCAGAACGCACGCTTCCTCATGAAGCGCACCACCGTTCGTGACGTCATGAAGCTGAAGGACGGCCAGGGCAACTACCTGTGGCAGATGGGCGACGTTCGCGGCGGCCAGCCTTCCACGCTGCTCGGCTTCGCCGTTGACCGCTGCGAAGACATGCCGACCATCGCAGCTTCCTCGCTGTCGATCGCGTTCGGCGACTTCCGCGCCGCCTACACCATCGTTGACCGCCTCGGCATCACGCTGCTGCGCGACAACCTGACCGCCAAGCCTTACGTCAAGTTCTACAACCGCCGCCGCGTTGGTGGTGACGTCGTGAACTTCGAAGCCGTGAAGCTCATGGTCACTTCGGCCTCCTAAGCCGCAACGGGGCGCTTCGGCGCCCCACTTCCCAACTGAAAAGGAGTTAGGCTTATGGCCAAATTTGACCTTATGAATTCGATCACGCCGAAGGTTGCGATCGCACCCGTTGTCGTATCTGACGGCACAGCACAGGTTTCTGGCGCTATCGATACCCGCGGGTACGGCAGCGTTACGTTTCTGATTGCGCTCGGCACTCTTGCCGACGCAGACGCAACGTGGACCGTTGTCGTCAAGGAAGGAGACACCTCCACACAGGGCGATCACACTGCCGTAGCAGACGTTGATCTTCTTGGTACGGAGGCGCTTGCTGGATTCACCTTCGCCGCAGATAGCGCATGCCGCAAGATCGGCTATTCCGGATCGAAGCGATACGTCTCGATCGAAATCGACGACGGCACGGCAAACACGGGCAGCGCGCCGATGGCGGTAATCGCCCTGCTTGGCCATCCTGAACTTGGCCCGACGGCTAACCCGCCGGTCTGATATCTTGCCTGAATAGCCCGGCAATACTATATACAAAGCAAGACCGCACAGCGTTGGCGCGATGTGCGGTCTCTAACCCTAAGGCGCTTTAGAGGAGCGACTAATGGCTGACTTTGTATATGCTGGAGATGCTGGCGCTTTCAAGACGTGTCTTGTTTGCGATGAAACTAAGTGCCTTGACGATTTTCCGAAAAACAAGACGGCCAAGCACGGTGTGAAAAACCAGTGCAAGGTATGCATGGCTGCCAATGTTCGCCTATACCGCAGAAATAACCCAGTCTCCGCAGCATCTTCTGCAAAGAAGTGGCGAGAAAACAATAAAGAAGCCGCAAAGGCCAGCGACAGGGCGAAGCGCGAACGAAAGAAGGAAGCCTATCGGGCTAGTCGAAAAGAATATTACGCTGAAAACCGCGAATTAATTCTGATCAAACAGAAGGCGCGGCGAGAGGAAAACATTGAGCTATACCGCGAAAAAGACCGCGAGTATGCGCTTCTAAATCGTGAAACCAAAAGGAAAGCCGCGAAAGAGTGGCGCGAAAATAATCCTGAGCAGGCCAAGCAATCAGCTCTGGCATGGCGAACTGGAAACCCTGAAAAGCTAAAGGCAATTGACGCCAGAAGGCGTCAGAAGGCGCACTACAAAGTCGGTGCTCATGTACGATCGTTGGTTCATCGATCAATCGTGCGCGGCACCAAGTCGGACGCCACGTTCAAGCTTCTAGGGTACACCAGAGACCAGTTGATGGCTCACCTTGAGCGTCAGTTTTTGCCTGGGATGACATGGGAGAACTACGGCCCTGTATGGCATATTGATCACATCGTGCCACTAGCTGTTCACAATTATGAGGCGCCGCACCACGCGGACTTTAAACGCGCGTGGGCGCTATCAAACCTTCGCCCTCTTTGGGCAAGAGACAATATGGCCAAGGGCGCAAAGCTATCTGCGCCGTTCCAACCAAGTCTAGCATTCTAGCCACGGAGGGCACATGCCCATTGTATTGGAGCCGTTTCCATTCGCTGGCGACGGGTTCACGGTTGAGCACCTTAAAGTTGGTGACAAGCGTGATTTTGGGGCCGCTACTGGCGGTCTAATTGCGGCTGGCCTTGTCTCTGCAGACAACGCCTCGCAGGCGATTGAAGCGCCGCATGCTGACCTTGATGCGAATATCGAGGAACAGGCGAACGCAGTGACAGAAGAAACGGCCACCGAAGATACCGCAGCGCCACGCCGCGGACGTCAGCGCAGGGGATAACCAATGCTAAGGCTAGTGACGCCGCCGGCAACGCCAATCGTGTCGCTTGCCGAAGCAAAAACTCATCTGCGCGTACTGCACAGCGATGACGACTCCTACATCGAGTCGCTCGTCGCTGTCGCGTCAGGCAATATCGACGGCGCTGACGGGTGGCTTGGGCGAGCCATCGTCCAGCAGACGTGGGACTACGCGATTGACAAGTTCCCGTGCGTGAAGAGCGACGGAGCCCCGGCGCGCATCTACCTTCCGCTGTCCCCGCTGGTCTCCGTGACGTCAGTTGCGTACGCGACCACGCTAGGCGACAGTGCGACAATCACGGACTTCCGCACCAAGAATGCGGGAGGCTCGCAGCCGGGCTACATTGTCCCGGCGCTAGACGCTGACTGGCCGTCTACGGCCAACGAGCCAGAGGCTGTCATCATTCGCTTCGTTGCCGGCTTCACCACCGTTCCGCCATCCATCAAGCACGCAGTGCTTCTGATGATTGGCCATTGGTATGAAAACCGCGAAGCCGCCACTGAGACAAAAATGAGCGACCTGCCGATGGCAGTTGACGCCCTCCTTTACCCATATCGCAACTGGCCCGCGTAGGGCAGGAGAAAATACATGACAGACATTGTAATTACAGCCGCGAACGTTGTTGCCGGCTCCAACGCCACGATTGATCACGGCACGGCCGGAGCTACCGTAACGGCAGGCCAGGTTGTCTATCGAAGCGCGACCACCAAGAAGTGGCTGCTTGCCGACAGCAATTCGGCCACGGCCGAGGTTCGCGAGGCGACTGGCATTGCGCTTAACGGCGCGTCGGACGGCCAGCCGCTTGCAGTGCAGAAATCAGGTCTGATCACGATCGGCGGCACGCTTACGGCGGGTGTGGCATACTATCTTTCCGACACTCCAGGCGGCATCTGCCCTGTGGCAGACATCGGTTCTGGTGAATATTCTTGCCTGCTCGGCATGTCGACTTCGGCTTCCGTGCTCAAGTTGGATATCAGCTATTCGGGCGTTGCGCTGTAAGATGTGGCTGCGGTTTGTCGCCAATTACGATTTCAAGCCGCGCCCTTCTATTACGATTGCCTTCAAGGCTGGTGATATCCGCAACGTGACGCGCGCTTGTGCGTCACGAGCGATTGCTGCCGGCAAGGCGGAAACTACGGAAAGGCCAGGCAATGACGGCAGGCAAAATGCGCGCCAAGCTGGCGTTTCAGCGCCGGACTGAGTCAGACGATGGGTTCGGCCTAGTGACTACTGGAGACTTCCAGACTCAATTTGAGGAATACGCAGAGATGACAGCCAGGATGGGCAGCGAAGCCGTCATGGCGAGCCGCCTGCAGGGTGTGCAGCCGTACACGGCAAAGATCCGGTCGAGCGTGCGCGCGCGCGAGATAGACGCCACATGGCGAGCTGTGGGCCGCGACGGGGCTGTCTACTCGATCGTGTCGCCGCCCGTCTGTGTCAGCCAAAAAAACGATTATCTCGACATATTGATGACGGTCGGCGGCAATGGCCAGTAAGATCGAGGGCCTTGATAGGCTGAATCGGAAGCTCCGCGCGCTGCCTATTGTCGCTCAAAAACGTATCCGCGAGGCGATGGCGCAAGGCGCGGACGAAATCGTCGCGATGATGAAGTCGTTGTGCCCTACTGACAGCGGAGACCTTCGCGACAGTATCGCGTGGACATGGGGGAAGGCACCGAAAGGTGCGATGACGCTGGCCAAGGTAACGCAGACCGGCGGCGAGAACACGCTGACGATCTACGCCGGTAATGCTGAGGCTTGGTACTCTCGCTTCGTCGAGTTTGGCACTGCCGCCCACACAGCTGGTGGTATTTTTGCCGGAGCCACCATTCCTGCAATTTCGGCGCAAGCCTTTTTCTTCCCATCGTATCGCGCCAACAAGCGGCGAGTTAAGAGCAGGATTACTAGGGCGATTAATAAGGCTGCCAAGGAAGTTGCCGCTGGCAGCTGAAACTACTATATATCGGCAGAGCAGTAGAGCGTTACAGCGCCCTACTGCTCCTAACCAAAACGAGCGATTGAGGCGCGCGAAATGGCTGACGATATATATGCCGGCGATGCTGGCCTTTACAAGACGTGTTCACGTTGTGGGCAGACCAAGCCAATAGGACTTTTTTCTAAGGAGAAAAGAAGCCTCAGTGGATACGCGGCAGCGTGCAAGTTGTGCGTTTGTGAGCACGTCAAGAAGTATGCGTCGGAAAACCCCGAAAAGATTAAGGCTAGGCGCCAAAACATGACGCCTGCCGCAATAGCGGCTGATAACGCTAAGAAAAACCAAAAATATCTTGATGACCCACTGTTTGCGGAGCGTGCTAGGGCCAGGGCTAGGCTCTGGTACGAAGCAAACCGTGAAAAAGTCTTGGCGAGAATGTCGTCCGATACTGGGCGAGAATACTCTCGGAACAGGATGCGCAAGAATTGGGAAGACGACTCTTTCAGGGTCTACTCCAATGTCTCGCGAGCCATCAGGGCATCCATCAAAGACAAGGCTTGTCGCGGATGGGAAGTCGTTGTCGGCTACTCTTTAGAGCAACTTGTTCGGCACATTGAGCGCCAATTTACACGCGGTATGAGTTGGCAAAACCATGGTGTTGGTCGCGGGAAGTGGCACATAGACCACATCGTGCCAAGGGTGTCCTTTAATTTTTCATCATCCACAGATGATGACTTTAAAGCGTGCTGGGCGCTAACAAATCTTCGCCCCCTTTGGTCGGAGGAAAACATCAGCAAGCACGGCAAGCGGCTGTACCTCCTTTGAAGGTGAAACGATGGACCCAACATACGAGCTTAAGGCCGCGGTCATCGCGCGCCTTAAGGCCGACAGCGCAGTTTCGTCCTTTGTCGGTGCGCGCGTCTATGACAGGCCGCCAGACGGCACGGCCGTCAGCCCATACGCGAGCATGGGGCCAGCAGACGCGGTAAGCGATGCGGCCGATGAAGTCGATGGGCTGGAGATCACGCTGCAGATTGACTGCTGGTCGTGGGGCTCCGGCCATGCGTTCGGAAGTGCCGAGGTTTCGAAACTTTCCGGTGCCGTTCGCGCGGCGCTGCATGAGGCTGAATTCTCACTGACTGAAAACGCGCTGGCGACGATTAGCCACCGCATTACGCGTTACACGCGCGAGAGCGACGGCATCACCAACCGCGCAATCGTCACCATCACGGCCTTTGTCGAAGTCCACTAGCGACCGGCGGCGCCACCAAAACCACCACCACAATTTGGAGACTACACAATGGCGACTCCCATTACGGCACGCTATGGAAAATTTCGCGTGCTCCTGGATCTTGCTGGCACCGGCTCTTATGCCGCGCCATGCGGCTTTACGTCAAAGTCACTTTCGCTCAACAAGAGCCTTTCTGAAGTTTCAATCCCTGATTGTGACGACCCTGATTTGCCGATCGTTATCGGTCGCGATGTCGAGAGCATTTCCGCCTCGGTTTCTGGCGAAGGCGTTCTTGCCGCCAACGCCGTCGAGACGTGGCTTTCCGCCTATGAAAGCACCAATTCGGTTGCCGTCAAGGTTGAGGTCGAATTCTCGACCGGCACAGTCACCTGGACCGGCAGCATGCACGTTGAATCGCTTGAGATCGGCGCCGAACAGGGCGGCCGCGTGACGCTTTCCGTGTCGATGCAGTCCGATGGCGCGCTTACCCGCACGGATACGTTCTGATGAGCCGTAGCGCGGCAATTGATCTCGACTGGGCTGACGGCAGTTATCGGTTCGCCCTGCGCTGGGGTGAATTGGCCGAGCTCCAGGAGCGCGTAGACGCAGGACCATACGTGGTCCTGCAGCGCCTTGGTTCCGGCGCGTGGCGCGTCGAGGACTTGTCGAACATCGTTCGACTTGGCCTGATCGGTGGCGGCATGAAGCCGGAGGACGCGCTCAAGAAGGTGCGTTTCTACGTCGAGCACCGCCCGCCGATGGAGTCAGTGCCGCTCGCCTATGCTGTTCTGCAGGCCGCTCTCTTGGGGGCGCCTGACGAGCCCATGGGGGAGGTGGAGGCGGCAAATCAAGTGGAGGCGGAAGCCCCATAGACGACTTGCCCAACGGCAAGTTGCGGTTTGCCGCCATCTACGGAACTGGCGCGGCTATCGGCTGGCCGGTGTCTGATGTCAAGCAATCCAGCATGTGGGAATTCATGGCGGCCGTCGAAGGCTACGTGAAGGCAAATTCTGCTGACGACGGCAAGATGTCGGCTGGCGATGCTGATGACGTATGGCAGTGGATGCAGAGTAAGGAATAGGGCTGCGGCCCGGAGGGTAATACCACATGGCCGCAACAGATCTTGAAAAACTGACAGTTCAACTTTCAGCCGATACCAAAAAGTTTGAAAATGCGCTGAATCGCATGCGCGGCGTTACCGACAAGCACATGAAGGCCGTAGAGGCCCGCGCCTCCAAGATGGGCGCTAATGTCGGGCAGTCGTTTCAGGATTCTCTGCGTGGTGCCGTTGCACTTGTAGGGACCGGACTTGGCGTGCGCGAGATTCAACAGTACGCCGACGCATGGACTGAGGCCGGCAATAAGATTGCGGCTGCCGGCCAGAGTGCGGGTGTCCAGACGCGATCACTGCAGGATCTGCGGCAAGGTGCCGACGCGGCCAGAACGTCGTTTTCCGACTATGTTGACCTGTATGCCAAGCTGATACGATCTGCATCCGGCGTTGCTAAATCCGAACAGGAAATTGCAACGGCAACCGACGTTGTGTCAAAGGCGTTTAAGGCCGGCGGCGCATCGACGCAGGAGCAGATTGCCGGTGTGCTGCAGCTTGGCCAGGCGCTTGGGTCTGGTGTCTTGCAGGGCGACGAATTGCGGTCTATACGCGAAAACGCGCCTCTTGTTGCCAAGGCTATTGCCGACGAATTCAAGACGACGATTGCGGGATTGAAGCAGCTAGGCGCGGAAGGAAAGATTACCTCCGATCGCGTCTTTAAAGCAATATTGAACGCACAAAAGCCGGTTGAGGCGGCATTCAACGCAACAAACGCGACGATTGCTGATGGCTTCACGCGGCTGAAAAATAGCGTCACCGAGTACATCGGTACTACTGCCGAGGCGTATGGCGTCACACAGACAATTAACGGAATTCTAGCCGCGCTTTCTGGCAACATTACTTCCGTTGCGAATGCTGCTGCTGCTGCCGGTATCGTGCTCGCGGCTACGTTCGGCGCTGGCGCTGCCATTGCCGGTATTGCGGCACTGGCCAATCCGTTTGTGTTGCTCGCTGCCGCCGTCGGCGCGGCCGCGTACGCATTCACGGAATTTCAAGGTGATCTCGTCCCGTTGCAGGGCAGCATAGCCACGCTTGGCGATTATGCGGTTGCCATGTGGCAGGTGTTCGGAGATGGCGCGGACGTTGCAAAGACTGCAATTATTGGCGCTTTTGATACCATCATAAGCACCATTAATTCGGCGCTTTCTACCGTCGGCACGTCAATGGACGGCGTTTGGCAGACGGTAAAAGCCGGCGTAAACGCGATTATCGAGGCGTTTTTGCGCCTCAAGGACATTGTTGTCGCGACGTTCTCACTTGTTCCGGCAGCCATTGGTGATGCCGTTATCGGCGCTATGAACGCCATGATTGCGGGTGTTGAGGACGGTATTAACAAGGTCATAGCCGCGGTAAACGGTGCGATCGGCGCTATCAACGCGCTTGGTGAGTTTGCTGGCATCGCCGCTATCCCGACTGTTGATACCGTCAAGTTGGGCGAGATCGCAAACACATACAAAGGCGCCGGTGAAAAAGCTCGCGCCGCCTTTGATGATGCAATCAATAGACCCGCAAAAGACCATATCGGCGCGCTTGGTGACGGCATATCGGCGCAGGCCGACGCGCTCAAGAATTCGATCGTCACCCGCGCGAATGAGGTTGCGGAAGCGCGAAAGCAGCTTGAACGCGAAAGCAGCCGCGCGTCTAATTTCGGCGGCATCGACAACCCGACATGGAAGCCGTCAACGGCCGGTGTTGCTGCAAATCCAGGTAGCAGTAGCAATAAAGGCGGAGCCAAGTCTAACGAGCTCGACAAAGAAATTGAACAGATCAAGGAGCGCACCGACGCCCTCAACGCAGAAACGTTGGCGCGCTCTAAAATCAACCCGCTGATCAATGATTACGGCTATGCGATGGCAAAGGCCAAGGCGCAGCAGGAGCTATTGACTGCGGCGACAAAGGCGGGGCGTGAGATCACGCCGCAACTTGCGGCGACGATCGACACCTTGTCGACCAAATTTGCCGAGGCAACCGCCGCAAGCGAGCGACTTACGGAAAGCCAAGACAAGCTAAAAGCCAAAATGGCGCAGTCCGGAGAACTCGGCAAGGAAGTCTTCGGCGGTTTTGCGAGGGATATGCGGGACGGTGTTTCGGCCGCCGAGGCACTTGGCAACGCGCTGAATCGCATCGGCGATAAAATGCTGGATATCGGCCTCAACTACCTGTTCGACGGCGCAAAAGCCGGATCTGGTATGGGGCCGTTGGGCGGTCTGTTTTCCATGCTGTTCGACAAGGGCGGCTATACGGGGGACGGCGGCAAGAACGAGGCGGCTGGCATTGTCCACAAGGGCGAATATGTGTTCTCAAAGGCTGCGGTTGACAAGATCGGAGCCGGTAATCTTGAGGCCATGCACCGCAATCTCAAAGGCTACGCCAACGGCGGGCTTGTCTCGCCGACCATGCCGAGAATGCCAGGCCGCGGGTCGTCGTCATCGATGAGCGATGCGACAACTATCCGCGTTTATGTTGACGATGACGACAAGCTAAGGGCCATGGTCGAGCGCACGTCGCAACGAACTGTAGCGCGCTCGGCACCGCAGATCGTCAAGGCAGCCAACCGGCAAGTAGTTCCGACGCTCGGGCGTCATCAGCAGCAGAAATCAGGCGGCGACTACCGCAATGGCTGATTAGGATGGGGCTGGCGTGGCTACTACCTGGCAGGTGTATTGAACCTCATATTGCGGCTCAATGATCACAAACGCCTTGGTTGCCGTGCATGTCCGGCCTTGCAAAGCCAGCCATTCAAGCGCAGCGGCTTGGAACGCGCCCTCTGGCGTTCGCGTATCCGCGGCACCTAATGTAAGGCCCTTGCCAAGCCCCTGCATTGCGGATTCACCGACTCCGAGTGAGATCATCATGCGATTTTCTGCGGGTTTGTCATAAACGAGAAACGACGTTTTGGTTGTGGGGCTGGTCCATCCGACCATCTCCACGCCGGAATAATTGTCCATCGCATATTTCGCGCCGGCGCACGACGTCAGCGTGAGAAGCGCGGCAATACAAACAATCTTTTTCATGGCTCACCATATTTGGTTTCGAGGCCATCCCTCGCACACGTTTGACGATAAGTCATAAATCGCAGGAACGCAAATGGCTAACACAATAGTATGGCCTACGCGGCTTTTGACGCCCACAAGGACATGGCATAATCTTGTGCCGTTTTCGCGATCTGGTGGGCGCTCGCTGGGTGGCGTTGAAAAAGTCACGCGCACAGATCTTGGCTATTGGTCAGTCACCTTTGAGGGCATTCCTGTGCGCACGGTAGCGCAGGAACGGACATGGAACGCCATTAGGTCAAGCTTGGCCGGTCGCTCCGGGCTGATTATCGTGCCGGGCTGGTATAGCCGAATTGCTCCATACGGAGCGGCGCTTCCCGGCGTTACGGTAACGCATTCGGATGGGTCGACGTTTTCCGACGGAACCAGTTATAGCCAACGATCTATAAACGTAGAAACGTCCGGCGTTACGGCGCTTGGAGCAACATCGATCAAGCTCAAGCTGATCAATGCCGAGGCTGATTTAGTGGGTACGCGGTTTTCGCATAACCATGCTCTCTATGAGATTTCCAAGGTCACGCAGATCACCGGAAATTTCTGGACGGTTAATATCTCGCCGTCGATACGCGTTGAAATTGCAAGCGGCGAACAACTTGATTTTGACCGGCCTAGCTGCATTTGCCACCTGGCAACGGAAAGCGAAATGGACGCGAGTGATCGGCGCGTGCGGGCTGATGCGCGAAGCATCAGCTTCACCGAGGCGACGGATTACTGGTCTGAACTAGCCGCCTAGCACCACCAAACACCACCACAAAATATTGAACTGGAGGCGGCATGGCTATCAAGTCATTGCGCGTGCTGGCGGAGCTCACGTTTCCGTCGGCAACCGTGCGGCTATGGGATGGGTCCGGCGGGCCGTTCATGGATGCAAATGGCGTTGTTTGGCGCGCTGCCGTGCTGACGGAGGAGGCGCTTGATCAGGTCGAAATGGCGATCAATGCTGAGGCGTTCACGATCTCGTTCACGATCTCTGGAATCGACGCAACGACATCGGCGGCAATATGGGCCGACTACATCTCTGGCGAGATCGTCGGCTCGCGCGTGCGGATCTGTATCCAGCCATGCGACGAGCGCGACCAGCCCAACGGCGATGCCGAAGTAAAGTTTACCGGCACTGTCGACAACCTGATTTTCGATGACGCCGCGGCCGATGATGGTATTCGTTCAACTATCACGATCGAGGTCACAAACCGTTTTTCAATGCGGACGTTGACCAGTGGATCTGTGCTTTCCGATGCCGACCAGAAGGCGCGCGCTGCTGTGCTAAATCCCTCTGGCAATCCCGACAAATTCGCGGAGCGGATTCCTGGCTTGATCGACAAGACTCTGAAATGGCCGAATTTCTGATGCTCGAACAGTTCTTGGAGGACTACGGCGCAATGCCGTGGTCGCCGGGCGAAGTCGATTGCACGTTGATGCTGGCCGACTGGTGGATAGCCTGCGGTCGGGTCGATGCGGCGGCCGGCATTCGTGGCGCCTATGCGGATGAGGCTGGCTATCAAGCCATCATCGCACGGTACGGCAGTTTGTCCGGCCTGATCGATGCCTGCGCGCCCAAGGCGGGCGGGCGGCGCACCGATGACCTGCAGGCCGGATGTATTGGCGTGATCGGCAGCCGGACGGACGTCACCAAACAATTTGGCGCGATTTTTGACGGCTCACGCTGGCGATTGCGCAATGCCGACGGCGTGCGGGCAATCGCGGCGCGACCGCTGGCAATATGGGATTTAACATGCCAACAGCCTTGATCGGATCTTTGTCGCTGCTGATCTTTTCGGCCGGCGCACCAATGGCGCTTATCACGCCACTCGCTACTGGCCTTGTCTATGGTGGACTGGCGGCCGGTGCTTACGCGCTTTCAGGACTCCTAAACCAGACATCTGTTCCGGAGCCGGAAGACGGAGCATTCAATCTCCGCCAGCCGGTTCCGTCGCTCGCCTATGTACTTGGTCGCGTCAAGAAAGGCTCTGATTACGTTTTTCTAGAGCAAGCGAACGGCGACGCATACCACATTCTGGTGTGGGCCGGGCATCGGATAGAGGGCTTTGTTACACACTACGCGCATGACGAGGCATTGACGCTGGACGGCAGCGGTAATGTGACCGTGCCAGACCATTTCGTGCGCGGCTCGCAGCACTACGTCAATATCAAGGAGCGACTCGGCAACAATGCCGCAACGGCCTATTCGTCCGTTGTTTCCGCCTTCCCGACGATCTGGACAAACGATCATCGTGGCGACGGTCTGGCGACGGTCTGCATGTTCTGCAGCCACGTTGCGGCCAAGAATTTTCAGTCTGTCTATCCGCATTCGATGCCACAACATTCGGCGATCGGTGACGGCATGCGGCTCTATGATCCGCGCGACGCCAGCACGGCGTTTTCCACTAACATTGCGCTGATGCGCTTTTGGCATCTAACCGACCCGGTTGGCGGCAAACTCACTACGGCGGATATGTATCTGCCGGACTGGCAAAACGCCGCGGACGTTTGCGACGAGGTGGTGCTCAATAAGGCGGGCGCGTCGGAAAGCCGCTATCATGGCGGGTTCTGGTTTCGCGCCGAAAACAACCCGGTTGAGGTTGGCAGGATCATGGATCAGGCCGCCGAACTGGTTGTCTATGAGCGTCCGGACGGCACTATCGGCGTGCATGCCGGCGAGTATGTTGCGCCAACCATACGCTTGACGGCCGACGACATTATCCAGTGCCAACTGGACGTAAATCAGCGTCAGGCATCGACGGTGCTCGCGGTTCGCGGGCAGTATACCAACCCACTTAACCGCTACGCCACGGCCGACGCGGCCATTGTTGGCGATCCGTATGCTGGTAGCGATACCGAGCAAACTATGACGCTCGAAAATGCCGCAGTGCAAAGCCACAATCATATGCAGCGGCTTCAAACGCTGGCGTTCAAGCGCCGTAACGCGCCGCGCGTGTCGATATTGGCCCATTACGAGCCAGCAAAAGACGTGCCGTACAAGCGTTTTGTGAAGGTTCATTTGCCGCCAAAAATGAATGAGGCGGTTGTTGAGATAACGTCGTCTCCGAAGCTTTCGCTACGCAATCTGACAATGGAGTTCTCGGGCATCGTGTTGCCGGGCGGGTTTTACTCGTTCGATGCGGCAACCGAGGAAGGCGATCCGCCGCCGGTCGTTGTGATGCTGGCGGATGACGAAGTGCCTGTCCCGACCGGCTTTGACGTGACGATCATGTCGGAATCGGTGGGTGGTGCAACCCCGCTTGCCTATGGTCTCGCAACATGGACTTACGTCGATGACGAGTACATTTACGAGCTGGAATATAAGGCGACATCTGGTTCTGACCTGACGCCGAAGTCGGTGTTTTCCAACCCGACCGATGTTGATTTGCGGTCTGGATATCTCAAGGACGGGCAGGAGTACAAGTTCCGGCTGCGCACATGGGCATTCGGTGCGCCTTCTGCATGGACAAGCTATATCACGCTCACGGCCTATGCAGACCCGACGCCGCCGCTCACCCTGCGCGCATTCACACAAACCAGCACGGCGCCGAACCTCGGCTACCTCGGCTTGCAGTTCAAGACGCGCAATGACGCGCACCTGTCCTACGTCAAGCTCTATCGTCGCCCGCAAGGTGCCGCATTCGATCCGACCACACACTCCGCATTCGATACCGTCTACGTCACCCCGTATGCGACCTACGATTACGACGATGGCGACAGCACGCGGACGATGCTGATCAGCAACAACTACTTTGCGACCGATACGGTTTGGACCAAGGGCACCGGTTGGACGATATCCGGCGGCGCGGCCAGCAAGGCTGCCGGTTCCGCATCGTCACTTAGCCAAGCGATGTCGATGACGGCGGGGCAGGTCTACCGGATGTTTGCGACATGCACACGCACGGCGGGCTCTGTTGCTCTCACGCTTCAGGGCGGGACGCTTGTTTCAGGCGCCAGTATTTCCGCAACCGGCGATATTTTCGAGGCGCTGACGGCTGTTTCCGGCAACGTCAATGTTGCGGCATTTGGCACGTCAGCATTTGTCGGCACCATCGATAATTTCTTCGCCTACCAACAATCCGCGTCCTGCGCCCCCGCTGGCCGATGGGATTATTACGCCGTGCCGTTCAACGCCTCCGGCCTTGCCGGGCCTGAAAGCGCACTGACCAACATCGTCGTCGTCTGACGCCACCACCAGCGGCAAATCCAGAACACCACGCATCATGCGCGACCGTCCAACCACGGCGAGCGCGAACCTGTAAGGACATCACATGGCTGATGAAGTCAAAGACGCTTTCGCATCCGTTTTTAGGGACTATGCAACCGATGGCGTACCTTCGAGCGGCAGTCACAAGCCCCTCAAGAACGAGGCGCGGGCGCTCGGCACGACAATCCAGACCTATGTCGCGGCCAATGCGGCGTCCTACACGATCAGCCCGAAACTGCCGGTCGCCACCGCGTCGTTCGTCAATGTGGCGATCGCAACCGGCCTTGAAAACGGCGATACGGTTGGCGGCGTGGTGGTCACGACAGGACAACGCGTGCTGTTGGGCGGGCAATCGACGCCAGCGCAAAACGGCATCTATGTCGTGGTTGCGTCAGGCGCGGCCAGCCGCGCAACCGATCTTAACGCAGCTGCGGAATTTGAGGGAGCAACCGTCTATGTGACGGGCGGCACCTATGCTGGCAATACCTATGCCATCACGCCTGTCACGACGCCGATGACCGTTGGCACGACCGACGTTGCGGTTGTGCAGGTCGGGCAAGATGACATTCCCTCAATCGGGCAGATCATCGGGCCAACATCGCCGGCGACCGGCTCGACAGCCTCGGCAAGCAACACCTGGATTTTTGCCGATCCGATTGCCTATGACGGCTATATCAACATTTTCCGCATGTACGCGATGGCGGCGGGCGAGGTGCGTCTGCGCCGATTTACAAAATCGTCGGATACATTCACCCAGGTTGGCGGCGATATCAGCCTCTCGCTGTCGTCTGGCCTAAACACATTCCTGAGTTCAACCGGCGCACTGCCACTAATTGATGTCGTGGCTGGACAGTATCTCGGTATCTACAGCCGCACCGCCATCATTGCATTCAAGGTTGAGACGGGCGCCGGTCACTGGAATGACGCTGGTGACTTGTCGTCGCTCACAGATTCCACGCTGGTGACGACGCAGACGCTCCAGGTTCGATGGGATATCCAGCAGACTCCGGATGAAGTTTATGAAAAGAAGCTTGATGCGCTGGCGAAATCAATCTCGCGAGGCCAGCAGAATATCGGCCTCGGCAAGGGAATCACGCCCGATATTACAGGCGCTGACGCCGCCGCCTATACGTTCGTATTCCGAAACCCGGTCGTTTCCAACGGCTACGTAAGCCTGGTGTCCGGCGGCTTCACCGGCACCGGCACGATGTATGTCAAGCGGTTCTCAAAGTCCGGTGACGTTTTCACCCAAATCGCGGAATATCCAGTCGAGGTCACGGCCTCCGGCGCGGTCAATATAGCTGTCGGAAATCTACCATATATACCGGTTGACGCTGGCGATTACCTTGGTGTGTTCCGAGGGACTTCGCGGTTTGCCTATCTCGGTATTGCTGACGGCATCAACAATTATGCCGACCCCTACTATTCGCCTGCATCGACCGGCAACGTCACGTCATTTACCGATGCTGCATCGGCACAAATCTCGCTGCAGTTGCGCCTGCAGGTGACGATGGACCCGATGGCACGGCTGGAAAAGGGCATTACCGAGGCGTTGGAAGCTGTGGGTTCCGGCGGTGGCGGCACGTCGTCGTCCGATACCTATTATGCCGACACGATCACGGCGGCAGAGGCGTCAGTTGCCGATTTGGTTGTGTCCGTCACCGGCACGCTCAATCGCGAAGGGGTTGATATCGCGATTGCCGATAGCGTCACGCTTTCAGCGGCAACGGCGGGCTATGTCCGCTATGACGTGATTCGTATGCAGTCAACAGACCTCAATCTCATTCCGCTTGTCGGGACACAGCGCACAACGGACGCGACGGCTTTTATTCCTGGTTATTCTGACGGTCGCCATATGCCGATGTTTCTGGCCCGCGTGGCGGAAACCAGCATTTCGACCGTGCCGCTATGGCGGCTGCGCGACGGCTATGATGCCCGCATTGCTGACCAGATCGATCTAGATATCCAGCGCACGCGGCGGCTGATGCCCAAGACCATGCGGAAGATTCGCAACGGTACGGCAATCAAGTTTGGTGGATTCGGGGATTCTATCACGGCAATTGCCTCGGATGTTCCGTCGCTGGCAACCCCGAACGGCCAATACCGAGACCGGGCAACGGCAACAGGGACAACCTACACCTATCTCGCCAACAATTATCAGTCAGACGTGCTGGCGGCGATCACCAAATATACGGCGCTTTCGCTCGGCTATGCCGACGACGGCGCCGGGACGGTCCACACTAAAATTGGGTGGAATTGGGAGATAGTCGCGGCGCTTGTGGCGCAGGGGTACGTGCTCGGCACAGACGTTGATTACGACAATTTCGGCGCTCCGGGCAAGGCCAGTTCAGACGCGTGGTCTGGCAGCGCGGTGACGGCGTGGACGACAGCCGCGATTGCGCTTGATTGGGATTTTGTTGTCATCGCTTTCGGGATGAACGAACGCGGCAGTATCTACACCTCGATTAATTTAGCACAGATAGCATGGGCATTCATGGCGTCTGGTACTGAAGTCATTCTTGTTGACTGCCCACGCCCAATGTCTGGAACGTTCGCCGACTGGCAGTATACCAATCGCGCCATTCGTTCGGCTGCACTCCTTGCCAATTGCGGGCATGTGTCGTTCACGGCGATTTCGGATGACCGATTCCTGGGCTCGCTCGGGATCGACAGCGCCGATATTTGCCGCGCCAACGGCACCAACCATCCGGGCAAGGAAGAATTGGCGGCTTATGGCCGTCACCTCGCCCGCGTTTTTGCAATCTGAGGACAAGACAATGAAACTGTCTGCGAACGGTGCGGCAGTACGGCGGCAAACTCATCAGATCTCGTTGTCGCGGCGGGAGTCCCGGTGACGGTCGGAATCAAGGGTGTTGTCACGGCTCAGGCGCGCGTGCGCGTCACGCTGAAGGACGACGGCGGCGCATATACTGACGTTGGCGAGCTAACCGATGGTGCAACGGCCTACATGCTGACGCCAGACGGCATCCATGCCGGAAATTATGGCGCCGAACTCGGCAAAGCGGCGTGGACAAAGCTTGTCCTCACCGGGGCGGCTTAGCCAGCGCACCAACACACCACAGCCCGCTCCTGCGGGCTTTTTTCTTCGCAAGGAGCAGGCATGAACAGGGCAGCATTTTACGATGCGCTGCGCGGCGGCGCGCTATTTCCACGCGGCTTTACGGACGATCAGGTTGACGGCACAGAGGCCATACTTGACGCCATGCAGGCGGCCAGTGTGACAGATCCGCGATATGGCGCCTATATCATGGCCACCGCCTTTCACGAGACGGCACGCACTATGCAGCCGGTACGCGAGACGCTTGCCACGACAGACGACAAGGCCGTTGCGATTCTCGACCGAGCGTTTGCCAATGGTCAGTTGACTTGGGTCAAGTCGCCATACTGGCGGCGCGATGCCAGCGGCAAGTCGTGGCTTGGACGCGGGTTCGTCCAGTTGACGCACAAGGCCAATTACCAGAAGGCAAAGGACAAGACTGGCATTGATTTCGTCAGCAATCCAAACCTAGCTATGGTCGCTAAATACGCGGCCGCGATCATCGTGCGCGGCATGCTTGAGGGCTGGTTTACGGGCAAGGCGCTGAAAGACTACATCGGCGCCGGGACGGATTACCGCGGCGCTCGCCGCATCGTCAATGGAACCGACAAGGCTGACACCATTGCCGGATACGCCGTTGTTTTCGAGCGGGCCTTCCGCGCTGCAGGCTCGCTTGCCGCGCCAACACAGCCCGCCACGCAGCCGACGGCGCCTCCGCTGGACCATGTGCCCGTGACGGCGGCAACCGCGCCCACAAGCCTGCTTGGCATCTTTCTGGCGATGTTTAAAGCATGGGGGATTGGCAAATGACTTACCACAACTATCAGCCTCCGGCACCGCCTCCTGCCGAGCCGTCCGCGCTTATGCCGATCGTTAGAATCGTCCTGCGCTACGCGGCAGGCGTGCTTCTGGCCAAGGGACTGTTGCCGCAAGAAATCGCGGATATGATCGCCAATGACCCGGAGCTTGCCGCGCTAATCGGTGTTGGCATCATGGCCGGCGTCGAGGGCTTCTATGTCATGGCGCGCAAGTTCGGCTGGTCGAAATGACGGCGTGCCGTACAGATGGAGGGTCGCCGACATGATAGCGCTCATCCTGAAGTGGCTAGGCGGCCCGCTGGCCGCCGCACTCACAAACGCCTACAAAGCCAAGCTTGCCGCGGCGAATGAAACCGAGCGCCTGGTGGCCGACGGCGTGATTGCTGACATCGAGCGTCAGATCGAAGCCGGCCGCACGAGCGCGAGCGTCGTCAAAGAAGGCATGCAGCACCGCATGTTTTGGGTGGCGTGGTCGATTGCGGCTATCCCGACGGCCGCGTGGTTCGGCTGGGGCATGCTGGACAGTCTTTGCAACGGCGCATTGCCGGACGTTGCCGCATTGCCGGCGCAGCTTAAAGGTTATGCCGACATCGTGTTTTCCAACATTTTTTACAGTGGCGCCGGCATGGCTGGCCTGCAGGTTGTTGCCTCGGCAATTAGGGGGCGCAAATGACAGGCTCAATTGAATGGGGTCAGCTTGCCGGGGCAGTTGTGTTTCTGATCACGGTTGGCGGCGCTATGTGGGCGGTTTGGTTTAGGATTGAGGGCAAGGTGGCGTCGGCAGCAGACAAGGCCGAGAAGGTGGCAGACGATCTTTCCGCGCATCGCTTGCACGTTGCAGAGACGTACTTGACTAAGGCCGGCATTCGCGAGTGGCGTGATGAAATAATGAGTGCCATGGTCGGGCTAAAAGAAGACTTGCGGCACCTGTCGAGCCGCATTGATGGAATTCATAATAAGTAAAAGCCGGATAACCGGCTGCATTGCCCCGCTTGCCCTAACCGGCGAGCGGGGCTTTTTTTGTTTTACCATCTTGACAAATTTGTTTTAGCGGCGTATAAGCGTATCAACTAACCAGCCACCACCACAACAGAAGAGGAGACCGCATGGGAAAAATCACGGTAATTTCAGCGCTTGTGTTGATGTGCGGCGTCGCCGGAGCGGCCGTCTATGCAATCGATGCCAACAAGCCGGCGTTGGCAATCCAGAAGACGGAGCGTGTCGCTGCCGTGGACGGCAAGCCAACAATATCCTCGTCAATCGACTACAGCATCACGGCATCCATCGCGGCAGCGCCGTTCTCCGTTCGCACCAATCCTTCCGACGTTGAAATTAGACGCGACGATGGCCTCGGTTCGGGCGTGCATATCGGCGACGGTCTGTTTCTGACGGCTGCCCACGTTGTTCGTGGCGTCAAGCCCGGCGGTCGCATTGACGTCAAGCTGCGCGACAAGTCACTGCGCAAGGCAGCGGTGTTGTGGCAGTCACCAGAAAACGATATCGCGCTTCTGTCGGCGGACGGTACTGACGTTGAATCGTCAAAACTCAATTGTGCGCCGGTGACTGTCGGCCAGCCGATTACATCAATCGGCAATCCTTTGGGCGTCGAATCAATCCAGGCGTTCGGCAGAGTTGCCGGAGAGCCAAGACCTATCGGTGGCGTCGAGGCGGCATTCGTCATGGATATGACCGTCATCATGGGACAGTCAGGCGGCCCGGTGTTCAACATGGATGACGAGATTGTCGGCATTAACTCAATGGTGATGATGGCAACCGTGGCACCGGATGGCGTAACGGGCCGGTTCGCGGTTGGCTACGGTTATGCAATTCCGTCGACTGTGATTTGCCGCCTTCTTGGGAGGGCAGCGGTATGATCCACGAATCCACAGCTAAATTAATCGTATTGAATACATGCTGGATTGCTCTTGTCGTGTGGGCCGCGTTTCAAGGTTATGTCGGCTTTGTTTTCACGCACGACGTTTCCAATATCAGCTATGTGATTTCTGGCGTCATGGTCGTTGCGCTCGCATCTGTTTTTTTCGGGCGATACGCACACCTGGAGCGCGTCGAGGTATGGCTTGTTACGCTTGGCCTGATCGGCAATGTGGTCGGTTTCATCATTGCGCTGCAGGGCATCGATACGGGCTCGCTCGGCACAGCCGACGGCGTACAGCGCGTTGCAACGCAATTGCTTGCCGGTATGGGCGTGGCGTTCTGCTCAACGCTGGTTGGCGCTGTAGCGGCGCTATGGCTGTCTACGGTTGGCTGGGTTGTTGGAAAACCAGCATGAACGCCATCCTTTTCCGCGACCTATTGCTGAACATGCTGCTTGGCCTTGTGGCGCTTGTCGTCTTGGTTCTCAGCAGCATTAACCCAACCGTCGACGCTGACCCGATTCGCCAACCTGGCAACATGGTCGCGTCTATCGCATGGCCGGCCGGTGCCATCGACGTTGACATGTGGGTGCAATACGCAAACGAGAATGCCGTCGGCTACGCCAATAAATCCGGCAAGGTGTGGTCTCTGTTGCGCGATGATCTCGGCACGGCGAACGACGCAACTCCGCTGAACTTTGAGGCTGCGTTTACGCGCGGCCTTCCAGACGGCGAGTATGCAGTCAACGTGCGGTGCTACGGCTGCGCCGGCCATGTTCCTGTGTCGGTTTCGTCGGAGGTGCGGCTCGCCGACGGGGCGCTGATCTGGAAAGGCGTTGTGGATCTTGTCGCCGACAAACAAGAACGGACGGCCATTCGCTTTAAAATGGCCGACGGCGCGGTTGTTCCGGGGTCGGAGTCGAGTGTGTTCAAACAAATGAAGAGGAAAGATTAGATGATCGTATGGAAAGACTTTGCAACGGCACCAAAAGACGGAACCAACATCTTCGCTTGGGCTCCTGGCTATGATTGGCCAGAAACTATTAGGTACGAGAAATACGACACGGAGTATGCCGAAGAAATTGGCGAGGACGGATACTGGCGATACTCTGAAGAGATCATAGCCGATATCGCAGAGATAGAAGATGGCGAGCTTACGCATTGGGCTCGAATCGAAATTCCAAACGACAAAAACACGGAGCTGAAGTGATGCAATATCTTGAATTTATGTTCTCTGGCTTTTGGACGTTCGTTGGATGCTGGATACTCATCGGCATCGCCGTGTCTGGCGTCGTGAATTTGGTTCGCGCCATCATGCGCGTGCCGATTACCAACATTCATAACCACGCTGGCTCCCGCAAATGACCGCAGCAATCACACTTTGGCTTGCATTTGCGCTGGTGGCCGGCACGCTATCATTCTTCGGTACGCGTAGACAGGCCGTAGCGTTCGCTATGGTGGCGTTGGCGACGCTGCCGCTGTCAATGGTCACGCTAGGCCGTCCCGCGCCGTGGCGGCCCGCTGCTGGGCACCATACCGTGCTGGGCGCGAGGATCGACAAGGACGTTGCGATTTACGTCATGCTTGACAGCGGTGGCGAGCCGCGCCTTTACGTGCTGCCGTATTCGGTGAGTGCTGCTAATCAACTGCAGTCGGCGCTTGACGGCGCGGCTGACGGCGAGGGTGGTGTTGCGGTGGAGATCGAAGGCGACGGCTCGCCGGGCTTCTCGGAAACGCACGAAGCGCCAGAGCCGGTCAAGGTTGGCGAGGCGCAGATTATTGGAGGTTAAACGCCGGGCGGTCGGGGTGTGAGGACTACCCGGCCGCCGTCCGTTGCAATGAAAAAGGAATCCTGATGGACTACTATGCCGGAATTGGGTCGCGAAAGACACCGCTTGACGTATGCGGAGACATGACAGGCATCGCGGAATGGCTGCGCGGTCTCGGTTTACGGCTGCGGTCGGGTGGAGCGGTTGGCGCTGATTCAGCCTTCGAAAACGGAGCGGCTGCGAAAAAGCGCATTTACTACGCCCGGCACGCAACACCAGCCGCAATCGAAATGGCCAGCCGCTTTCACCCGGCGTGGCACAGATGTTCGCCAATCGCTCGCCAACTTCTCGGGCGCAACTGCATGCAGATACTCGGCGATGATCTGCGGTCGCCGTCCAGGTTTGTCGCGTGCTGGACAGAAGACGGCAAGGACAGCGGCGGAACCGGCCTCGCCATTCGCGTGGCCACACACAACGCCATTCCGATTTTTAACCTTCACGACAGCACTGCTGCCGAGCGACTGCGGGCATTCGCGCTGTCAATAAAGGAATCCTGATGCCGACACCGCCACTGACAGACGAACTAGCTCAAGAGGCTGTTGCCGCATTCCTCGCGACCAACAACAAGACGGTTGCGGCCGCCAGCCTTGGCCTTCCACGCCAGACATTCAATACGCGGCTGAATATTGCCGCACAGCGCGGCATGCTTGGCACAAAGCCGGTGCTGCCTGGATTCCGCATCAGCCAAGTGACGACAACGCCGAACGGTGATTTCGTCCAGCAAAAGCCAGAGCGGGGGCCCGAGTGGGAGGTTCCGACCGGCCATAGCATCAAGGGTGTTTCGGCGCTTGTCGATGCGGATGGGCGTGTGATTCAAAGCTGGCAGAAGACGCGACTTGAGCCAAGCGCGATTGATATTGCCGAGACACTCAAGGCGGCTTTTGCCGACTGGGAGCCTGCCGCTCCGGCTGTTGCCGTGCCGTCCGACGCAGAGGGAGATTTGGTGACGCTCATTCCGTGCAATGATTGGCACGTCGGAATGTTCGCCTGGAATCAGGAGACCGATCAGAATTGGGATCTGAAAATAGCCGAACGCGTAATAGGTGCAGGCATTGAGGACGCCATCGCCAGGTCTCCGAAAAGCGGAGTTGGGATCGTGCTTGGCGGAGGCGACCTTACGCACGCCGATAACAACGAAAACCGCACGTCTCGCTCAAACAACGTGCTTGATGTCGACGGCCGACACACCAAGGTAACTGAAACGGCCGGCCGCCTAATGGCCAGAACGATTGATGCAGCCTTGCGCCGCTTCGGCACGGTACTTGTTCGCAACCTTAAGGGAAATCACGACGAGGAAACTGCGCCGGCAATCGCATGGTTTCTGCATGCCTGGTATCGCAACGAGCCGCGCGTTACCGTCGATCTGGACAAGTCGCTTTTCTTCCACCGAAGATATGGCAAGGTGATGCTTTCGGCGACACATGGACACGCCGCCAAGCTGCAGGACATGCCGCAAATTATGGCGCACAGACGTGCCGAGGATTGGGGCGCATCTAAGTACAGGTACGCGCATGGCTTCCACGTCCACCACAAATCGAAGTTTTCGACAGAGGGCGGCGGCGTGATTATGGAATCGCATCAGGCTCCAATACCGCAAGATGCTTGGCATTTTGGCTCCGGGTTCTTGTCCGGCCGGTCATTGCAGACGATCACATATCATAGAGAGTTTGGCGAGATTTCTCGCGTGCGGGTGGCAATGCTTGATGCGGCGAACGACAACGGTCGCGACAACAGCAAGAAGGAGATGGCGGCGTGAGCGTTCCTGTATTTGTATTCGGTAGCAATCTCGCTGGTCGGCACGGCAAAGGCGCGGCTCGATGGGCTGCACAGCATCGCGGCGCGGTATACGGCGTCGGTGAGGGCTTCCGCGGTAATAGCTACGCTATACCCACGAAAGATGCGAACATAAGAACGCTGCATCTTGATGAAATAACCGCACACGTAAGGCTGTTCAAGGACTTTGCTGCCGCCAACGGCGACCTGACATTTCAACTTACGCCAATCGGCTGCGGTCTCGCTGGATACAAGCCAGCCGACATTGCGCCGATGTTCGCTGATGCACCAGCAAACGTGACGATGCCTCAAGAGTTCGCTGCAGTTCTTTGTGCCTAACCACCCCACCGCCGGCCACCAACCGACGCACCACTACATAAGAGGAGACGAGCATGACAACGACCTACGACCCGCCGTCCATAATCTACGACCCGCCTAGCGGATGGGCATACGGATTTCCAAAGATGTACTCACCGCGCGACGGCGAGACGGTAGCTGACACGCTTGTGCGCGACGGCTACCCGCAAGCAATGGCGCGCGACGGTGCTAATCATTGCAGATTTATAGGATGCACAGAAGATCTTAAAAATCTGATTGGGGTGAAACTTACATGACCAAGACCACATTCAAAGAACTCGGCGAGCGCATGGGCATGGATATGTCCGCGATAGACGACGACTACCCCATGATTCCCGGCTACGGCGCGCAGCCGACGCCGCCACCGAAGTATGTGCCGGCAAATGATAATACACCACAACTCCGCGACCACGCCGCCGCCACACCACAGCGCCACGGTCGGTTCATCCGGACGGCAACGGGTCGGCAATTCTGGCCGCATGATCCACGACCGGAAGACATCTTTCCGCAGGACATCGCGCACTCTCTGGCGCGGATTCAGCGGTACGGCGGGCATGCGTCAAAGACTTACAGCGTTGCTGAGCATTGCTGCCTAGGGTCGGACTATCTGCGCAAGACGAACGGCGCCATGTTCGCGTTTGCGTTCCTGTTGCACGACGCAACGGAAGCGCTCGGCATGGGTGACGTACCGGCGCCGACGAAGGCCGGCTTACCGGAATACAAGGCCGCCGAGGAGAGGGTTGCAAGCGCCGTGGATCTGCGGTTCATGGGCCGGTACGCAAGGCAAGGGTGGCTGTCGTGCTCGGCAATCAAGAATGTTGACGCGCGCATTACCACCGACGAAATGCAGCAGATCATGTATGGGCGCGAGCTCGGAATGCCGGAGGCGCTTGGAATCACGCTGCGGAATTGGGGTCCGTCGGCAGCACAGCATGAATGGCTGTCGCGCTTTGAGGATCTCTACAGCGTGATTCACAATGTGGAGTGCGTGCTGTGACCTACGACGATATCGGAAACATCATCCATCGCGCCGCCGTGGCGGCCGTATGCCTGCTTGTCGTGTTCGGCTTTATTGCCGGCGCCATCCTGACCAACCTCGCGTGGTGGCTGCTATGAATGAATTCCACGTTGGGTTGGACGTAATCTGCATTGATGACAAAGTGCCAATCATGGGCGGAGGCTCGGTCAAGGATGCTGCGATTACCGAGGGGCAGGTTTACCGAATCCGATGGGTTGGCATGGAGTCGCATTACGTTTTCGGCGATTACCTGGGCGTCAAGCTTGAAGGCGTCGATAGCAAGTTCGGCGAGGTATGGGGGCAGGCTGACCTGCCGTATGCGGCACGGCGTTTTCGCCCGCTGGCCAAGGATCGGCTTGCCGTGTTTCGGGCGATTGCGGCCGGCGGGCCGTTAAAGCCGTCGATCGAGGAGCCGAAGCGGGTGAAGGAGAAGGAGACGGTGGAATGACAACGATGATTGAACTGGTGGCGCGGGCAATGGTCGCTGCAGATAGCGGTCCGGAAGGCTCTGCGTTGTTCGATATACATTGGCATGAATTCGGCGCTGGCTATCTGAAGTCTGCCCGCGCCGCGATCGAGGTTATGCGCGAACCGACTGAGGCGATGCTAACGGCAGGCCGATCCGCGTTCGGCACTCAATATCGGGACATGATCGACTACGCCATCAACGAAAAGGAACCGACATGAACACAGCGCAGCTTATTGAATCGCACGAGCCGCCAGTCATGACGGCAAGCGGCGAGCTTACCACTGTGCCGGCCAATGATAATCTCGAAATGTCGGAGATTTGCGTCGGTCTTTCAGCGTGGAAGAAAGTGCATGGCCCGCACTACGATCTACCCATCCGTCTTGTCCCGCGAATGGATGCCGCTCGCCAATTCATCACCGCGCCGATGCGCGCGATTCCACCAGTCATTGCGCTAACGGGGCCGGCCGGCAGCGGCAAGTCAACCGTCTCGGATTACCTTGCGGCGCACTACGGCTATACCAAGACCAAGTTTGCCAAGCCGCTGAAAGACATGATGCGGGCCATTGGTCTTGATGAAGATGAAATCGAGGGACACATGAAAGAAGTGCCGACGCCATACCTCGGCATGCGGACTCCGCGCCACGCCATGCAGACCCTGGGAACCGAATGGGGCCGCAAGTGCATGGGCGAAGACTTTTGGGTTGATCTTTGGGCGCATCACGCCAGCACTCTTGATTGCGTCGTCGTTGACGACTGCCGTTTCCCCAATGAAGCCGCCGCTGTGCGCCGTATGGGCGGCCGCGTAATCAGACTTGACGGCAGGGGCGGAATTGACGGGAACCACGCCAGTGAGGCCGGCTGCGGCATTGCCGACGAGGTTATTTGCAATGACGGCTCGATTGCCGATCTGCAAGCGCGCGTGCGGCAGGTTTTGGAGGGTTGGTGATGAGACTCAATGGTCCAATCGCCGCAACAGCATGGAAACTTACGGGCGAGGCTCAGCATCGCACCAGCTGGAACTATAAGCTGGTTTTGCAAGTGCGCGAGGAACGAGCAGTTGGATATGCCCGTCCGCCTTCGGGGAGAAACGCTAGACAGATCGAAACGCGCTGGCGCGATGCGACCGAACGTGACTTGGCAAAGGTCCAGCATTTATTCGGCCTTCAAGACGAAAGCCCCAAAACATGACCCCTGCAAACGACAACAACCCGGCCGTCATTCTTGACGGCCTTTTGACTCCGGAGGCTATTGCCGAGCGCATCCATGCGGCCTGCGGCCAGCCGATCTCAGCGCGTGCGATTTGGGAGAAGGCGCGCCGCATTGGTGTATCGAGAAAGATAGGACGTGTTATGCTTATCTCGGTCAATGATATCCCAGATCTTCTAAAGGAGGAAATCAAAAAATGGCGCTCTACAAGCGTGGGAAAATCTACCATTTCAGCGTCAGTCGGCCCGACGGACTCCACCGCGAAAGTACGAAGCTTACTTCAAAAAAAGAAGCGCTTGAATACGCGGAAAGCCGCATAGCGCAAATCAAACTCGCCGACCAGCGCGGGTACGATGCCGACAAGACTATCAGCGACGCTGCGCTGGCATATCTGGCGGCCGGAAAGGAATCGCGGTTCCTCGGAAAGATCGTTGAGGCGTGGGGAAAGCGCGAGCTTCGAACGCTAAAGCCGGAATGGGTTCGCAAGCACGCGAAGGACATCTATCCGAAGGCTGGGCCGGCGACGCTTAACCGGCAGGTGATCACGCCGCTGCAGGCGATCATCAATTTCGCCCATCAGGACGAGGACGGCAGGCAGATCAAGATCAAGCGCTTTGCCGTCGACCCAAAGAAGAAAGAGGCGGTCGACGCGGCCTGGCACGAGAAGTTCGCCGCGCACGCGCTGTCGCCCGGCATGGCGGCAATGGCGCGGTTTATGTTTGAGACGGCGGCGCGCATCAGCGAGGCGTGCAGGGTGATGCCGGACGACATCGACCTCGAAGCGCGCACCGTCCAGTTGACCAAGACCAAGACCAAGCCGCGCCTGACGCGCGTGTCGCCTATCATGATTGACATGCTGCGCTCCTTGCTTGCCGAGCAGCCGAAATCCAATCGCCAGAATAAGCGCAAGGTCAACGGGGTGTTCGGGTATTCGAGCCGACACGCTGTCTACAACGGGTGGAAGACGACATGCGATCGTGCGGGTATTTCTTACGCGCCGCCACACTCATCGGGTCGGGTTTCATTCGCGACCGAGCTTGTCGTGCGGCGGGGGATTGATCCGGTGACGGCGGCTAAATTAGGCGGCTGGGCAAGCCCGAAAGTGATGATGGACACCTACGCAAAAGCGGATGGCAGTCATGAAATCATCGATAGCGTGTTCGGGGAGCAGGTGGCACAGTCACAGAGCAGTGTTGAAATCGTTACACAAAAACAACCACAAACCACTTTTAAAAATACTCGTTCTGAATTAGATAATAATATCAATGACTTAGACGGAAAAATTATCAGGGTCCGCCCTTAGCAGGGGAGCGCCTTCGACCACTCGGCCACCTCTCCGTTGGGGTTCTGGATAGTAGATAAGCCCTTGCATTGCAAGGGCTTTTTTATGTTTGTTCTCATTTTTCTTCTATACTGCCTCGATACGCGAAAATACGTGAACAAACGGCGATTTACAGCACAATACGCTCAAAAACTACACAAAATATACACAATGGCGTTTTCACTATGTTCGCCGGTTGTTCTTTTTGGCGGCGCAACTAACTGTCCTCAATGCCGTACTGGAGATCGTAATGCAGAGCCTCGACGTCCCGCCTCGATTCGGCCAGCGCCGCCAGTAGCGCGTCACGTTCGGCGGTGAGCGCGGCGATGGTGTCGGCGGCTTGCCACTCCAATTCGCTCTCTTTCGCCCACGCCTTACCGACGCGCCCAAATCCTTTGTTCTGCTCTGCTTTCAAATGCGCTTTCATTTTCAGCTTAAGAACGATGTCGGTCACTTGCTGCCCTCCATAAAAGTGCGTGCGGCGCGGAAGTCGTTGTCGGACAGCGCCGCACGATTGAATGCATTTCCTCCCATATATGGAGCTTTCGCAAACGGCTTGAGCACCCGTTCCGCCTCTTTCAGCCTTGCCTCAAGCTCGGTAATACGGGCCTCGGAAGCTGCAATGTCGGCCCTGTAAAGTGCATCTTCCTGTTCGATACCTTCAAGATATTCCGAAAACGCCGCCGCGAGGTCAACAGTCCCGTCGTCGTCTGCCGGGTCATAGCCGTGGCGCTTGAGCGTTTTCAGGATTGAGCTTGCCCACTCAGGCCATGGCTCGCTAAGCGCATCGTCAAGCTCAGCATCTAGCCGCCCGTTCTCATCTTCCAACCCAGCCACATAAGCCCGCACATCTGCCCATGCGTCTGCGTGCGGTGAGGCGTATAGTGGTTCGATTGCTGCACTGGGGTTTCCGAGACGCCACCTGTCTGTAACGTCGTGGTCTTTTGTTACTGTCGATGACCCTTGTATATGCCACGCCACCGGCTCACGCGGCACGACAACAACGTCCTGGTCAATGATTGCGGGGCGAGTCATGTGGTGGGTTCCTTCGCGAAAACCTCAGAAAGAATTTTCGATTTCACAGCGACAACGCGCCGATTGAAGGCGATCATGTCTTCTCTCTCGACAACATCAAAGGCTGCACGCATGGCCGTGTCCTCAATGTGCTTTCGAAGCTTGTCCTTTATGCCGACAAGACAAACGTCCAGATTATGCTTGCCACGTCCGCCCCGGCACATGTCCAGCATATCGTAAACAATGACTGTTGCGCTGTCGGGGGAAGTGACTTTAAGGTCTGCCTCATACCAAGTTTCTTTATCGACCTTCCTAAATTCTGGGATCAGGTCGTGCGGCAGACGTATGACAAACGGGAATATAGAGCTCATGTCTTCGGCTCCTTGTCTTCAATGTCCTTCCACGTCGGCAGGACGCTTTGCAGTCGTTTCTTGTATGGTTCTGGGCACACCCACCATCCAAATTCAGAAAGTCGATGAAATAGCCACCAGCGGAAGGCGCTCATGTCGTTGGTCCTTTCATGATGGCGGCGGCGGGGCCACCATCTCCAAATTTGCGTTGTTCATCGGTTGCCCATTTGTCGGCAATAGCAGCACACTGCTTGCGCTCCGCCATGAGGGCTGCTTCGATGATGTCGAATGCAATATCGTTATCGAGTGCGTGGCTGTCGTCGTCGCTGTCAACCGCGGCTGCGAATACATCCAATGCTGCGCTGCGCGCCAGTTTGCGCACGTCTTCGGGGACGTCAGTCATTGGCCGGAACCTCCTGATAGATCACAGTCACCATGTAGGCAGGGACGCGGGCTTTGATTGTCCCTTGGTGATCGTAAACGGCGAAATAGGGGGTGAAATCGCTTAGCCCATGCTCGCGATAAGCAGCGATCTTGCTTGTCGATTTATCATGGCGCGGGTCGATGCTGTAGCCGCCAGCCCCTTCGCCGTCGTACCAGATAGCGGCGATCGCACGCTGGTCGTCGTAAATCAGCGGGATGTCAGTCATAGGCTGTTTCCTTTGCGTCTAGCGCCTTCAGTGTTGCGATCAGCAGGGCGATGGCGGGGTTTGGAGAGTTTCTGCCATTGAAATCACCAAAGTCACTTTCAATTTCCGCATGGTGATATTCCCCGCCAGAATACGTATTGATAACTATTTTCGTCATGAGCGGCAGCACGCGCTCACACAGCGCAACAGCAGCGTCGATGGATGCGGTGTAATCCGGCATACTGACCGACAGGCTCGTCTCGTCAACGCACCTGTCAAACCAGTTGCCAGCCATGCCGAATGTCCGCACTGACTTCATCCCGCCAACATTCAGCCCGATGTCCCAATCCACCTCCCTATCCGGTCCAGTGAGCGCTTCAAGGCGGGCGATGAGGTCTGTGTGCTTGGTCATGCTACGCTCCCATCGAAAGGCAGAACACGGCGACGGCGACAACCGTCAAGACGACGGTTGCAAACGCGGCCACGTCTTGCATGAAGCCGCCGACTGCCGACTGGACGCTGTTGCTGACGGCCACTGACGTGCAGGCGCCGCGGCAAGGAGCGAAGACGTGGGTGCAGTTATTGCTTCCCGTTGTGATGGTGCTTCTCATTGTGCTGTGGCTCACGACACAGCCCTCCGCGCACGCTTGTTGTCATTGGCTGCCCGTCTTGCGGCCTCGCGCGCCGCTGTTACGGCGCCTGGTATCTGCAGCGACTGCCCGGTGATCTGCGCCACCTTCCAAGCTACTTCCTGCAGTTTGTCACGCGCCGCCGGATTGGCCGCGGCGATCGACATGATGGCGCCGGCCGACGTGCCTTGCGCGATGAATTCATGGGCGGTGATGATGTTCATGTTTGGTCTCCTGTGGTGGTGGTGGTTAGTTGGTGGCCTTGACGAGAGCGGCGCGGATGGCTTCACGCGCTTCCGGAATGAGCGCAATCACGCTATTCGGGATGCCGCCAGTGCTGCCGTGCGCAACAGCGGCAAGCTCACGCTCCGCGAGCCTCAGCGCCGCCACCAGCTCGTCGTGAGCGTTGAGGATTCGGACGATGTCATTGATGGTGCGCATTTCGATCGTTGGCACACTCATGCCGCACCTCCTTCGTGCGGCCCGTCGCCATAAAGCTCTCCGCTTCCTTCAGTCGCGTAGTCATCAATCTGGTCCGACCAGTCCACTCGCACAGCAGCCACACCAGCCCGGCTGTACACCTCGAACGTGCCGCCGTGCGTCTCAGTGAGCCGGCCGGCCTCTTCGTTGGCGCTGATCAGCGTGCCGTGTTCGAACGGATCTTGGCGCGGATGAATGCGACCGTCGGCATGGCGCCGAAACACGAAATGCCCGCCGCCGAGCGTTTCACTCTTGCGTGCGGGCCGTGGCTTGGGATGGCGCTTGGATTTGTGGTCGGCCTTGCGCATTGGCTCGGCGCTACCGGCGGCAGGTGCCGTCGGCGTGTAGTCGTCAACGGCAAGCGTGTTCGGTCTGATGTGCATGGTGGTCTCCTCTGGAGTTTGTGGTGGGCTGCTACTGGTGGTGGCCAGTAGCGGTAGACGCGGGTAGTTAGGCGGCGAGGGCGACGGGCGCAATGTAGCCAGTCGACTCAGCGGGTGATGCCGCAATGACGGCCTGCAGTATCGGCTTCCATGTGCGCCAGAATTTCAGAGCGGTCTTGCCATCCATCGCAGCAATGCGCGCATCATCGAAGCCCCACCACTCATCAATTGCGTGGCGCTGGCATCCTATCTGCATAATGGAATCGGTATACGTGACCGTGTATTCTCCGGCCTGAATTGTCTTCATGTTGCGATTGTTTCCTTGCGCGCCGTAGAGGCTCGCGCCGGTTAGGCTCGCGCCGGTTAGGTTCGCGCCGGTTAGGTTCGCGCCGGTTAGGTTCGCGCCGGTTAGGTTCGCGCCGGTTAGGTTCGCGCCGGTTAGGTTC